TACAGTGAAGAAACTACGTATTTTAGAGAATTATGTCTTTCATATCCTGGGTTGGAGATAGCAATAAGAAGATCAGAATCTATAAAGGCACAATTTGAAGTTTCAGATGGATCTACAAAGGGGGCGGTTTTTAATGGTCTTTCTTCTAGAATATTTCAACATGAAATGGAACATGTGAATGGTAGAGAATATTTTTGGGAAGTTTCTAATTTTATTTTAAAACAAGCAATGAAAAAGCGTAAACACAATTTAAAAAAAATGAGGAGAGATGTCTAAATCAAAAATTGACAAAAGGCAATTTCACAAAAAACAAAGAATGAATAATGTATTGCGTCACTTACCTTTTTTTAACAGAGAAGAAGATGAGGATTGGGAAGACGCAATATCAGATATATATGAAGAAAACTCAAACAATTACACAACAATGAGGTCAAATGGAGAAGACATCAGAAGAGAACAAGATTATTGAATTAAAATTCTCTTTAGAAAATAACTGGAAATGGATGGCTAAAGATGAAGACGGGTCTGTTACAGTTTTTAATAAAAAACCAAATTTAATAGATGGGGTTTGGGATAGTCCAGGAGAGTTTAAAGTTCTCACTCATCCCAATTCAGGATCGCTATTAGCAAATTACGAAGATTCACTCATACCAATTTAGGGGCTGTAGCTCAACTGGGAGAGCGCTTCCCTTGCACGGAAGAGGTAGCAAGTTCGATCCTTGTCAGCTCCACCATATATTATGCTATTAAAACGATTACATAAAATAACTGCATCTGAATTTGTCGCAGATAGACATTATTCCGCAGTAATGCCAAGACTTACAAAACATTTTCTTGGTTGTTTTGAAAATGATGAGCTAGTTGGTGTTATTACTTTTGGTTGGGGTACAAGACCAAAACATACAATCCAAGCACTATTTCCAGAATTAGACACTAAAGATTATTACGAAATTGGTAAAATGTGCATGGATGATTCTATGCCCAAAAATAGTGAATCTCAATTGTTGTCATTATCAGTCAAGTGGTTAAAAGAAAATACAAACATCAAATATCTTTTTACGTGGGCAGATGGTATCGTGGGGAAGCCAGGTTATGTGTATCAGGCTGCAAACTTTTTGTATGGTGGACATTCAATTACTGATACCTATGTTACAGAGGGGGGTGAGAAAGTTCATCCAAGAACTATACAGGGAATACTACCGAATGAAGAAGGATTGAAGTATGGACATAGACCAAACTTTGAGCAATTGAAAGAATTGAAATTAAGTAGAGTAAAAGGAAAGCAATTCAGATACATTTATCCTATGTCAAAAAAGTATAGAAAATATCTGAAAAATTCAACAGTTGAATGGAACTTGAATTATCCTAAACATTCAGATTTGGAATGGACAGTAAAACTTCCTGGTGAAACAAAATATTTAAAGACTCAAACAATGCCTTTTGATTTGACAAAAGAATTAGAATATAATAAGAAAAATATTGCTAAATACAGAAGCGAATCTAATTTAAATAAATTTTTTAAATAATATGAGCAAAAAACTTGACATTGTGCCTGAAACCTGATATAATATAACTAGATAATAAGAAATGAGAGATAACCCCAAAAGATATAAATTATGTCAGATTTAAGAGAAACAAAATCAATGGTTGCCAAATTGATGGCAGAAGAGAACTTAGATGTTCAACATGGTAATTATCAAACCGCCATGTTTGATCTGAAAAATAGAACTCTTCTTCTTCCAGTATATAAATGGATGGATGGTCCTGTTTATGACTTGATGTGTTCACATGAAGTTGGTCATGCGAGATATACCCCCGAAGATGGATGGCACCAAGCTCCTTGTGATAGAGGTAAGGGATATAGGTCTTTTATCAATATTGTAGAAGATGCCCGTATTGAAAAGAAGATTAAGAGAAAATTTCCTGGAGCAGGAAAACAAATGATTCAAGGATATGGGAAACTCCTTCAAGAGAATTTTTTTGGTATTCATGGGTATGATATTGATACATTGCCTTTGATTGATAAAATTAATCTTCATACCAAACTTGGTTCCGCATTGAATATACAATTTTCAGAAGAAGAACGTGAATATGTTAGAATGGTAGAAGAAACCGAAACATTTGAAGAAGTTTTGGAAGCTGTTGAGGCTCTTTGGAATTATGCGAAATCCAATGAATCTGAAACTGATAAGCATCAAGAATATAGTCAAATGTCAGAAGAAATGGAATCTAATGAAGAACCATTAATGACTCCACCCGAAGATGGTGACGGAGAAGAAAATGATGAATCAAATAGTGAAGAATCAGATTGTGATTCTCCTGTAGATAATTGTGAAAATTCTGAAACAGAAGATGAAGAAAAAGAAGAAAATGGATCAAGTGATTCCGATTCTGAATCAGAAGAAGAAAAAGAAAAATCAAAAGAAACTAAAATGTCATCTGGATTAGAAGGTGGAACTGGTCATCCTGGAGATGAATTTGAACCTTCTTCTTTTACTGATAATGAATGGCAGAAGCGTCAAGATGATTTGTTAGAAAATACTGAAGATAATGAAAAGACATCTTATCTTTATTTGGAAGCAGCAAAAGCTAATTTAGATCATTTTGTTATTGATTACAAAAGAGTTTTTAAAGACATCGAAGAAGTAACTGCGAAGAATGGCGGTTCTTGGGGATATGGAGAAGAATATGATGAGTATGAAAGAAGTGGTGGTTCGAAAGCCGGACTTGGTTGGGGAGTAACTTCCGGCCCTACTTTTGATATTTTTAATGACCTTTGGTCTGAATTTAGAAAAAAGCATCAGAAAGTTATTAATTATTTGGCAAAAGAATTTGAAATGAAGAAAGCGGCAACTCAGCATTCCCGCTCTCTTACAGCGAAAACGGGAGTTATTGATTCTGGAACTTTGTTTAAGTATCGCTATAGTGAAGATATTTTTAAGAAGATGACAGTAGTTCCTGATGGAAAAAGTCATGGACTACTTCTTTTCATTGATTGGTCTGGTTCTATGCATCAGAACATTTTTGAAACTGTTGAACAATGTTTAGTTCTTGCGGCATTTTGTGAAAAGGTTCAGATTTCTTTTGAAGTTTATGCATTTACTGATAGTTCTTCTATGGCTTTTAATAAAGATGCAAAAGATGAAAGATGGGAAGATAAAATTCGTAATGCTGGAGAAAATGTACAATCTATTGGAAATTTTAGACTTTTAAATCTTCTTTCAAGTCGAATGAATAAGAGAGAATTTCAAAAAGGTGCAAAATATTTTCTTGGTCTTGGCCATTCGATTGTATATCGTTATTCATATTCAAGAGAAAAAAAGTGGTTACAAACTCCTGAAGGTTATCATCTTGGAGGAACACCATTAGACGAAGCAATTTTGACTTCATTAACAATTGTTCCAGAATTTAAAAAGCGTACTGGAGCGGAGATTGTCAATACGGTATATTTGACTGATGGAGAATCTCGTAGATGTAATAGTCGTCTTGTTCGAGTAGAAAAAGATATGTCCCTCGTGTCTGAGAATTTTTATCCATTAAAACCAAAGGAAAAGCATTATGGTAGTGGAGCAAGAGTTTTTATAAAATGTGCGAATGGAAAACAAGTAGATATTGGTTCAGGAAGAACTTCTGATTATTTGAATCTTCTTCGAGAAGCAACTGGAGTTAATGTAATTGGATTCTTTTTGGCAGACCGTAAGTGGTTTAAGCAGCGTGGAAGATATCAATTTGAATGGGATGCGATGCAGAACATGGAAAAAGAATGGAAAAAGAATGGAAGTATCGCGATGAAAAATGATTCAGGATATGATGAAAGATATTACATCAATACTAATAAGATGTCAGATGTTGAAGATGCAAATCTGGATAATTTAACCGCAGAATCTTCTAAAGGACAAATTAGAACTGCGTTTAAGAAGATGGTTGGTGGGAAGCTGACCAATCGAGTCATTTTAAATAAAATGATTGATATGATTGCGGCATAAAAAACTTGACATTGTGCCTGAAACCTGGTATAATATAAGTGTAATTGAGATTGAGTAGAGAAAGTTAACCAATATATAATGAGGATATGATGAATACATATAAAGACCACCAAATAGAATTTTTTAAGAAGGCTCAAGAAAAATATGGAAGGAATGTACTTTCCAAAGTTGAGGCTCTTGAACTTTCAAAAGAGATGGGTCGAAAAACAGCAACATGGTTTGTAAATCCAAACTATCGAGTTGCTAGGAACCAGTTTCAGGTTCCAAATTTTGATGGGCCGAGTTTGGCTCAAGTTGTTCCAATAACCCCCGAGGTAACATTGGAACCTGTACCAGTTAATGTTGAGAAAAAAGTTGTGATTGATAACACTCCAATTTATGTTCCTGAAAAAGATCCAAATTATGTAAAATTTGGATTTTATAAGCAACTTGCGAGAA